TTTCTTTTGTAAATCCACTTGTTGTGGTGCTTGGTGAAGAGTGCCAGTCACACCCGTTTTTTCTACACCACTTGGCTGATTTCCTGGGAGGGTAGGTTTTACTCCCATGTCAGCCGGTAGTACACCAGTGCCTTTACCGCCAGCCATATTTTGTGCTGTGGCATAATCATATTTAGCAGCAATAGCTTCAGCTTGAGGAACAGGAGTATCAGTTCCAGCATACGTTAAATCACCAGTTCTAGCATTTAATGTAGCTATTTTCCCATTTCTTAGCGGAATGTCTTTAAAGTAAGGATTACTACCACGGCTACCCATTGCACTTTGTCTGCTCAACGCTCTAGCAGCTTCACTCATATCCTTAGTATAAGGGTCGCCAGCACCGTGAATGATAGCTTGTTGAGGATTTGCTTGAATCGCAGGCGTAGGAGGGCCGGATGCCTCACTACCATCAGCATAGACTGAAGGTTGACTAGCACGACCACTATATTGATTCATAAAACGATCTTGAGCATTACTCTTTTCAGCTTCCATCTCGCCTAAGTAATCTTTTGTTCGCGCATCTGACTCATTAATACCTTGTCTGTTTATGAGAGCTTTAGCTACCTCTGACATTCCCTGCCACGGCGAATAAGAGACTGATCGCCCACTAACCATCGCATTCGGGTTATAGGGGTCAGATTTTGCTAATTGCTCCTGAAAATACCTGCGTCGTTGCTCTTCACGGGTTAGTCCAGATTTAATATCTTCATATGCCATTATGCTGGCGCTCCTGGGGGTCTACCTGCGTATGCTGCGCCAACGCCAAACATACCACTCAGTATTGCATTGCTTTGAGCGTTAGCTGCGTTATAACCGGCTAAATCGTAGTTGCTCTGCGCTGTTGTTGCACCGAGATAATCTGGCCCTGCTGTTGTCTGTTGTTGAGCAAAGTTATTAAAAGCTGGATTTGTTACTTGACCACCACTAGTTAAAGCGTTTAATTCGTTTAATGGAGTCTGTCGCTCTAAAAGGGCTTCCTGAACCGTTTGATTACGCCCTGCGCGGTCATCAGCGCCCATCGTAGAGATATTCTGAGTAGCGAATAAATTAGCCTGTTCTCCTGCATCAGTTAGACGACGATCGAACCTTTCCATCTCGGTATCAAAAGCAGCACTATTTTTAGGAATACCAGAAGCGATTAACTGTGCTTCCATACTAGCCCTGTCTCTACCAATATCTTTATTAACCCGTGACATCCTATCGTCGATATAACTTCCACGTTGGCCTTCATAAGACTGTAAGGGGTCAAGTCCTGTCTGATAAGGAGTTGAGAACATATCCCCTGTATTCTCAAGTCCCTGTTGTGCTAAGTTTCCTTTATATAACTGAGTTGACTGTTGTTGTTCAAGAAGTGCCTGCTGCTCAGGCGATAACGAAACAGTGTTAGTCCAGTCATTGTTTTTTGTCGTGTAATCTTCGATTGTTGGCATTGCGCCACGCTCATCGGTCGAGCCAGTGGGCGAGCCAGTTGGCCCAGATAAGTCCCATTCATCAGTATTTGACATACTCTCAACAGCACTACCAACTGCACCGCCAGATGGAGTCCAGTTATTCCATGCGTCCAACGCTGTATCGAAACCCGTCTGGTCAACCGTAGTCCCTTGAGTCCATGTAGAAGACCCGAAAGGATTGAACATGTCAGGTCGATTAGCTTCGGTCGCATATTGGGCATTTTCTAAATCACCCGCTGCTGTTGCTTCTGCTGCACCTGTATAATCAGGAGCCGGAGGGAGGTCAGGAGTATAAAGCGGGTTCAATCCACCTAAAGATGGGCCAATATACAACCGCTTTGGCATAAATAACCAATCTGCAAGCCATATAAGTTTCTTAAACGTCATCATATTATTCCGCCTGTTTCATAAATGTAATCACACGCTACCCAGTGAACCTCGGTAGTATTTGTTGAAATCTTAATCTTACCCGCAGCATAATAGCCCACGGAAGCATCCGGAGACGACCATCTGCGAATAGTTGATAATCCTGCTTGCCACGTACCAGAATCCCATAAAGCACAATCCCACGACCCACCAGTAGAGGGCGTATAAGACGCACTTCCAGTAATATCAGTTTCGTTAAAATCAATCTCTATGTCTGTTAAGTAACTTAAAGCACCGTTAACCTGTAGCATCGGCCTGAACATTGGAAAGCGTTTATTCTGACTAGCTGATCCGAAATTATTAAATGCCGTCTTAGCCTCTGCGACGATAAATGCGCCATCATCACTTGGCCCTGTCCAAGCCTTCCTTACTACGGTCGCGCCACCATAATATAAGTCATCGTTATACATACAAAGAACATCGGTATTCCAACCTTTAAAGTTACACCATGCACCAGTAATTGTATTGACTACATATTGTTCGGATTGAGCAGAAAGAGGCACATTGAATAATATAGCGTTCTGTAATGGGTAGTGTATTGCCTGCCAGCCAAAGTTAGAACCTACCTGTCTTGCAGCTGTATTAAAGGCTTTTTTTATCTTATCTGTTACTGCGACCCGTTCATTGATATTGGCATATTTAAGCCCTTCAGACATGTTAAACACACCCTCCTGAGTAATCGCTAACAAATCACCACCATATTGAACAAAAGACCGCCTACCTAAAGGTTTTCCTAAGAAATAAGTGCCTACTTTTGCCCATTTTACCGCTGTAGAAGGGTCAGTTCCAGTATAGACCAGGGCTTCACCTTCAGAGGTCATAAAGACGATGTAATCATCAATCCCATCACCACCATCAAATGTCCACGTCTGCGCCCACATCAAGTAACCACCACGGTTACAGAAGGGGGATAGATCAAATTCAACCGCTAATCCACCTACTGCTCCTGCTGGAAGATACCAGAAAGATAAAGAATCCTTTTCTAGTAAGATTAAACGTCCATGATAAACACAGGCACTAACCGCTGCTGTCGAGGTGATTCCGGTTAATGCAGGAGTAGAAACAGCATCAACTTCAGTCCATGCAGACCCGTTATAATATTTAGGTTCATCAACTCCATTAAACATCAATAACCAGTTGCTAGTGCCATCACCCATGTTTAACCATTGATAAGCGCCATCGTCCTGATCTACCCATGTCTGCGCTGTAACTGCGCCAGCACTGCGAAGCATCGTAACAATCGGTATCAGTAACGGCAAATAACTGTTCTGTACCATCCATTGCAGTATGTACAGCTAATGTCTTTACGTCTCCGACAATACCTGTAGCGTAATCGGTTTGACCGCCACGAATCACACAATCAGTAGTCGTAGGGAACCAGTTTTCCAACGTAACCGCATCGGATGGCTCCATATTCGCTAAAGAGTCTCTAGCATTCCATCCACCTATAGGTGCAGGAACAGTCTCAACCTTACTAACTTGTCGCATACGCCCTTTAGTTCTTATTGCCTGTCTAATCATTAGACATTCCACGAACTATCGGGAACTGATATTTTTGGACGTGGATTACGTCGTCTTTTCGACATAGTTAAAGGTTTATTCATTCCGTCTCTTGATAGAGCATTAGCTACTAAAAGCTCGTAAGTACGCATGTCTTCAGCGTATTCAAATCCTTTCTCTTTCTTCCATCTCCACCTAAGACCCATCATTAAGATAGCTTCGGGTAAGAGCATTAAATCGGTGTCATCAGTGAAATACTGGATAGGGTTCGCACCTGCTGAATCCGTTATCCAGTTCCACGTCATGTACTCAAACGCCCATGTATGTCCTACAGCGGGGACTGGATTAGCTATTAAATCGCCACCGCGAATCCTCACCTGATAGAGAAAACTTGTCCCTCTAGTTGCAATCTCCTGTTGCCATCCAACGCCATCAAGTACAACTACAGGAAGTTCTAATGTTCTGTCCCAAAAAGTCCCGTTCTTGATATAACGATAACCATTAGAAGCAATATCTTTAATTGCTCCCTGATTCTCAGTAAGAATTGAATAAGATTCTATCCCTGTAAATATTTCGTCATTTAACGCTAAAGCACCGTCATGTATAATAGCAAGTATTGTTGACGTTGCCCCTGTATCACTATTTGTAACGGCATTACCAATAGCGAGATTATCACTTAAAAAGGTTGCTCCAGTATCAAGTAAAAAGAAGCTAGCAGCAGAGGTAGTTGTTCCAGTTACACCAGTAGTAGCATGGATTGCTTCGTTAGTCAGTTCTTGCCAATCACCACGCCCAGTTAAATCATTACCTTCTTCTTCCAGTAAAGAGAGAATCTGTTGTACTTGAGGGTCTGCATTACCTATTACCGTCGTCGGTGAGTCTAAGTTTGTACGCTTACAAAATCGTTGAACGGTAACAAGTAAGTTCATGTCATGCCTCTAGTTTTTGTCGTATGGTTTCGTCTAACATCTTCCAGTGTGGCTTCTTGCCAAACTTCGCTATGTATTGGTCAGCAAGGCTTTCGCTCATAACTCGTCCTTTTTCTGGAATATTGTTATGTGTGAGAGTGTTATCACGCACTATAGGAGCTGGCTCATCCATAATGTCGCTCATAGATATTTCTTCTACTGGAGCAACATAAGCCTGTTCAGGCTGTCTAAAAGACTCAAGACGACTATTTAGAATGCGGTTCTTTTCAACCAAATCATCGTTAGTCGTCAATAATCTAGAGTTCTCACGCTCTAATTGAGTCACTTTTAAGGTCAGTGGGCCATGATCGTTAGCGGCTGTTAGCCAGTTACTCGCTGTTTTGCGTAATTCGATACCACCCATGCCTATGCGGCGAATGCCCTCATCATTACATTGAGCAAGGTCTTCTATCGTCAGGATACCAATAGCGATTAAATTCTTTATCTGTGCTGGGGATATAGCACTCCATGTCTTTATCGGTGTGCCATTTAAAGGGACTTCCTGCCCATTTTGCCATTTCTGATAGGCGTTCTTCCACGCATCCATCCATTTTTCAGGGGTACGTCCATTTCTTACATCTCTTTCGGTATTCTCGAAAAAAGTCGGTACTTTTAAGACGATTAAATCTTTAGAGTAAGGAGGGGTAATTAGTGCGAAATCGACATCAAATGAGACTGAACGACCCATCTTTAATGTTTCTGCTTTATTTTCTACAGCCCTACGCTCAAATCGTACATAAGCGGGACGGTCTTCTTCTTTTGCTAAACTATTTACACTCATAATTAATTCCTGTCAGGATAATTGTTATTTAGGGCTGGCTTTCGCCATTTAATGCAAGCAACCCTATAGATTTACTGCTTATGCAGCTGTTGCATCATCCATAAACGGACGATCCATCTCCATTTCAGCCAAGCCGGTTGACGGTGTATCAATCGCAGAAGCGCCAATACACTGCTTAACACGGTCACCGGCAACAACAGCATCATCAATAGTTCCAGCCGTAGCTGTAGCATAGACAAGTCCATTATCAGCAAAGCCTGTTGCAACTAGACCCACACCCTTACCGCTAATCTGATAC